ATTGTATTGACATCGAATTTTATTTAGTTGCCATTAAAGAAAAATCATTAACTGCTTCAATCAGTGCTTGGGCCACTTGCTCTTTGATTTGATTTGCACCCTCTTTTATATTTGTTGTGTTCAAAGTAACCGATCCAAACTCTTTAATTTGTATATTGAAATTCTGCACACCTCTGCTTTCAACTACGTTTGTAGATGTGCCACCTTTAGCTTTGGTTGTGGAATCGGCTGGACCACCCATAGCTGCTGCGGTTGTTGTTGATGGCGCGGTTTTAAGTAAGCCTATTTGACCTTTAACCTCACCTAATGCTCCGTAAATTGAAGCACGTTTTCTGCTAAATTCTGTTTCATCTATTAATCCTTTATTATAATCTTTTCTTAAATTTGTTAATCTATTTATTAATTCTGTTTGGTTTGTTATTGCTTCATTTAAAGTTGCTGCGGGTGTAGTAACAAATTCGGAATATAATTCCTTTTGATAATCCAACATCATAAGTTTAGCATCTTTGCCTGTCCTAAACTCATACATCATATCTCGCCACGATGAAAAGAAATTGCCAAATTGTTCTGCTCCATTTTTAGCATAATTTTCGGCCATTATATTGCCTTGTGCAAATGCATCTGACATTTTAGAAACAAACTCATTTGCCCACTTTACAGTGCTTGCAATTATACCTGTTTGGCTTTTACCGATATTAACTTTTAACTGCTCATAGCTATCACCTAACATACTTAACTGACCGCCTGTTGTTTTGGTTTGTTCAGCCATCATATTAAAAAACATTCCACCCTCCGCAGTCATTGATTGAAATGCTTTTTCAATTTCTTTAAAGCCTACTTTGCCATCAGTAACAAGTGTCATTACTTCACTATCAGCAACACCAAACTGTTTTGCTAATTCTTTAACAATTGGAATACCACGACCTGTAAACTGATAGATGTCTTTTGCAAACGCTCTACCTTGCGTTTTAAGCGTTCCGTATAAGTAAGCAATATCGCCAAATGGTATCTTTAGCGCACTTGCAACATCGCCTAACATACGAATATTTTCAACTACTTTTCCTGCGCTGAATCCATAGGCTAAAAGTTGCTTTGTGGCATCCTGAACCTCAACTAAACTAAATGGTGTTGTTTTGGCAGTTTCAACTAACTGATTTTCTAATGCTTTAGCCGCTTGCGCATCGCCATGCATTAATGTTCTTAATGATGACGAAAAATATTCGTAATTTACTAAACTTTTTACAACCTCGCGACCAAATGAAACAATACCAGCAGCACCTAAACCAATACCCAAAGCACCACCTAACCCACTAATGCTTCTTTGCGCTTGGTTTACTGCACCATTCAACTTTTCAGTATTAGAAGTAGCACTTTTAATGCCACTGCTAAACTTATCTTTGAGGCTTAAAATATATTCAACACTATTATTTGCCATTTTTCTTGTCTTGAATTGTACCGTTAAACTTTAACACCCACATAATGCTTTCAATAGCTTCACTCCATTGCTCATCATTCATTGCATTTGGGTCTTGTTGGTAATAAAAACGGATGAGTGCATTTTGACGCGCAAACTCATCCGTTTCAAGTAATCGTTTTGCAGAATCTAATTTTTTTTTAACTCACCTGCTTCGGATTCTAACATTGGCAGGATTGTTCTTGCTGCGCTGCGTAACGCTTTGAAATCATTAATAATAGCATTCACATCGCCCTCAACACAAAGTGTTCTTAAAAACGATTCTACACCCATTAATTCATCTTTAGCAATTAACGCACTTACTGTCTTGTAAGCAAGTCTATCCATTTCACGTAAGTAAACTGTCAAAGGCGCACCTTGTCTGTTGTTTACCGTTAGTGTGTAGATTTCAACACCAGCGTGCTTTGATTTTAATTCTTCAATATTTGTCATTTGTTTTTTGATTTGGTTTGCGCAAATTTACTAAACAAATTCAATATGTGAAATAATTAACTCCAAATCCATCGGAATAGATGTGTCACCAGTTGCAGAAGTAATCATGTTTGTTTTAAATCTGCAATTTCTGATTTTGTGAACCACAGGAATCAAATTTACATCTGTAAAAGTTACAATGATATCAAACTCTGGAATGTCTTGTATGCGACCGTTAGGCGCTACTGATACAATGTTCATTACTTCGTTCATTAAGATTGTAACGCTTGCAGTTGGCTCAATTTGACCATAACCGCGCGATACAGGATAACGACCTGTTGCGTAGATGTTTTCACTGTTGTCTGTTTCTCCGTATTCGATGGCAGTTACTCCAAGAATAGGTGTTCCAAGAATAACGCAAGTAATATCTGCGAATTCATACGCTTTGCCGTTTATTAACGGTAGTCCATTTAATGCCATGTTTTATACTGATTTTACAAATCCAACATTTACTTTAATTATACGAGCAACACCTAACGGAACATTTTGTAATGTCAATTCAAGTGTTGAAGTAGCAAGTACATCTTGGGCGGGGTTAATAATTATTTTATGTGCTGACAATTCGTTGTCGGCCTCCATTTGAACCAATGGATTGTTTGCTAATGTTTCAAAATAACCGATTGTTGCATTTGTAAGCGTTCCATCGGCATTTACTTTCAATGGCGAAGACAATGCAGGCAACATATTAGCACGTACAACACGCGTAATCTTTTGGTAAACTCTGTTGTTTTCGATTGTAGAGTAGTCGCTCGTTGGTGTAACAGTTGTTTTGCTATCTGACCAATACGATCCTGCGATGCCTGTTAACTTTCTTAAAAACGTGTATGAGTAGTTATTTAGGCTCTCAAATTGACTATCAGCAAGTGCGCTATACAATTGACCATTTGAGAATGCGATAGTGTCTAATTCAGGACCTAATGCCATATTGAATTTACCTACCCACGCAATTGATTCACTTACAACTGCAAACGATACTGCCCCAAGCATTGCACCTATTGAACCTACTGATTTACCAGTTGCTTTGTAAATGTAATATCCAGCGTTAGCACCATCCTGCGCTATACACACGCTTACATTTGGCGCGGTTTGTGTTGACAAATCTACTAATGTAGCCACACTTCCTGTTGCGCTGATTTCAGCGTTCAACATAATTTGCATCGGTTTGTAAACCGCTTCGTTAGCCGTTGCAATAGCTTGTAAAGCCGCGCATTGTGCTGCTGCGAATACTACGTTTTTCTCAAACACTGCCATTTGCTTAATTGAACCACTTGCATAATTTTGCATCAATGTCAACGCTCCGAATGTGTATGTGCTTGCTTCTTCTTCGTATAGACCTACATACATCTCGCCTTTAGCTTGTATTCTAAAGTATTCGCTAATGTGGTAATGTAATGTATCAATCCAACTTGCAACACCTAAAACAGTTGAACCGCTGCCTGTTGGTTGTGTCCATGTTCCTGTTGTGCCTCCTGTAATTGTTGAAGCGTATGGTGTTCCGCTATTCGGGAAAATACCCTCACCGCCTTTAGTTGTTACTAATAAAGATGCAGTTGAATTTGTTGCACTAAATCCATGTGTTTGCGTTTCTGCGTTGATAGCTGCGGCAAGTGCTGCGGCTGCGGTTGTAGTGCTTACAACATCAGCAGCTACCATTGTGTAAGTTGATAATACTGTTTCAATTCCTAATATTCCTGTATAGGTTATTGCAACGGTATCGCCAACGGCAGGAGTTCCACCAACTACCATCTTTGCAACGGCTTTGGTTTCGCCTAAATGTGTATCCGTAATTCCTAATGTTTCAGCATCGGCAACTGAAAATATTTTTTTGATTCTATCGCTGGAAGTAAAGCCAGTTGGTAATGTGCCACCACTCGGATAGTAATGTGCATAACCCGAAACGTAATCTGTGCCGGGTAATGCTCTGCCTAAACCGCTTGTGCTTTTGACAAAGTTTATATTTGGTAATGCCATTTATTTTTTAGTATTAAAAAAGGCCTACCTACATTATAGCGGGTAGGCCTCTTTAGTTTATAATTATTTTAGATTAAGATACCCAAGTTTGAACCAACGCTGCAACACCTTTCATATCAGCACGCAAAATCGCAGAACCTAACATTACTTCCATGTTGAAGATTGAACCTAAATATTCAGGCTTACCGTTACCGTTTGAACCACTATCATACAAAGGTGTCATTGAACCTAATGCACGTGCAACAGTTGTTGAATGGAACGCGATGCAAGCAAGGTTGTCAGTAGTTGCAGTTGCAGCACCGAAAGCCTTTGGTGTAGTTACGGTATTAGCGTAAACTGATACCACTGGGCGCATCATTATTTCGAATCCGTAAAGCATTGCAACGATACCGTTTTGCAATACGTTTGGTTGGTTTTGGAATCCGTTGTAAGATGCTCTGATTACATCACTGATTTGGAATAACTCCCAAAACATATCAGTTGACATTAACAACTTACGATTTTGTCTTGGAACATTGTCCTTGTCTAACTTGCTTGCTAATGAAGCAATGTCAGCAAGTGTAACGGCTTTACGTGTTCCTGTTGCACCCGGAGCTAATGATGTAGCAACTGCTGAACCTGTTGTGCCAACGATGTTAGCAGCACCTGTTGCAGACCAAGAAATAGCAACTTCATCACCAATACGTTGTGTAAGTGTAGTGATTTGTTGACCAAGTACGCTTTGACGCTTGTCATAACTGATTTGCAATTCATCCAAATTACTAATCAATGTTGGCTCTAAAGCGAATTGATTAAGTGCATAAGTTCTATCAGTATCTGTTCTCTCGCTGATAGCTAAAGGGAAAGTTGCAGGATTCTTAACCACCGTTGGGTTTGAACCTGATTGTGGAACGTGTACTGTTCCGAATGCGATATACGCGCTATGATCTACGGAGTAAGGTAAGAAGTCAGCATTTCTGTTTAACGCTTCTTGTACATCCTGTACCCAAATTTCTTTTATTAATGCCATTTTATTTTAGTTGTTTTTTAGTTTATAATTAATCTATTTGAATTTTTGCGCCACATGGTAAAAAGATAGTTCCATCATACCAAAATGATTGACACCATGTTTTACCTGCTGCACCTGTAACTGTTGGAGCATCAATACCAGTACCAAAAGTAAAAGTTTCAGATGCGGTTGTTTTTACTTTTAAATGCAATGCTGCTCCTGCCTTTAATTCGCTTGAAAGCGTTAAGTCAAGTGTTGCGTTACCTGTTAACGTAGTCAATGCAGAAACTACTGTTTCATTATTACTAATTGTTGCGGTTGTTGTACCGGTGGCAGCAATCGTTAACGTGCCTGCTGCGCCAAATGGGTTGTTGATTGTTGCCATTATTTTTTATTTGTTTTTATTGGTTTGTTTTCTATTTGATTGTCTTCTGTTTCTCTAACCTTAACGATGTAATGCATATTGTTTGACTGCGCGTAACTTGCTGCCTCTGTATGTTTGATGAAGCAATTGCCATCCTCAAAACAATATAGCATATTAACAGTTGGGTTTGCGTTCCAAATTGCTTCCATTGTTAGAATCTTTTATCGGTTGCAGGATTGTAATTGTTGCTCAAATTACTTGGCAACTTGCTAATCAATGCCTCAAAACTTGCTGCATCGTTTGCTCTCATTTCTGCTAAACCTTGTGGGTCTTTTTTTGACCAATCGTTGAATGTCCAAGACTCACGACCTGCAACTGCTGCTGGCACGTTTAATTTGTTTTCAAATATCGGTGTGTATGCAGGTGTAAGCTTGCTAAACACATCTTTCAATTCTTCGTTAGACTTGTTAGATGTTAAGTAAATTTCTTTACTTGCTGATGCAATTTTACCCTCTTTTACTGCGTTCTCTACAAGTTCAACTTTCGCTGCTTGGATAGTTGCATCGTTAGCATCTTTCAACGCTTGTAATTCATTGCTTTGTGCTTCGATACTTGCTTCTAATTCAGCAATGCGTGCATCTTTAGCGTTAACCGCTTCAATGATTGATTCTTCGGAAGCCTCGTTTGATAGCTTTAATAAATCAGTTAATTTATTCATTTTGGTTTCTGTTTTGATTATTACTTTATTATAAATAGCGTGTAACTCGCGCACATTTGCGTTCATTGTCGGCTTCATTTTCTTTGTTTCTATGATTTCATCAACGATGCCTAAATTCATACATTCATCGGCAGTCATCCATGTTTCTTTATTCATCAAATCTTTGCACTTGTCTAATGTTAGATTTGTATTTCTGTCAAATAATATAGAAAGCGAATTTGTGATTAAATTTAACACTTCTTCATCACTTCCACCATTTGCATTGTGCATCATAAACGTGCCATAATCGGCCATATATTTCTTTTGGCCACAAATAGCAATAACACCCGCCATTGAATAAGCCATGCCATCAATATAAGTGTTACAAGGTATCTTTGAGTTAAGTATTGCAGCAACTATTGAAAGTCCCTCGTGAACACTTCCACCAATTGAATTGAT